TCATTTCAGTAAATCCGGTGGTGCTGTGAAGGGTCAGATACCGTGGCCAGGTGGCACTAATGCTGGCGCAATACGTGGAGCAACCATCAGTCACAGGGGCGTCAAGCCAGCACCGAAACCTGCGCGTCCACGAAAGGTGAAACATATCTAATGCCTCATCGAAAACCACATCCGAAAAAGAAACAGCATCCACGGCGTAAACCGAGGCATCCGAAGATGAATCGAAATGTTTAAGAGTAAGGGCGGCAGCTTTTTCGACATGATTGCCAAATCTCAGGCGAGTAAGCGCAGGAACACAATTCTGCGTGACCAACTGATTGCCGAGGGCAAGATTACTGGTGGCGAAGCCAGCAAACCTACAGCGAAGCAAGCGGCGTTCAATAAGAAGCTGGACGCAAGGATGCAGGAACTCGGAATCCTGCATGGCAGGAGTAACCGCAACGCGCCGGAACCCGGAACATAAATTTCCCAGAAAGGCGGCTGCTGTCCTCGGAAACATTGGGATGGTAGCCGCCACACTTGGTTCCACGTGGAACATCAGGAGAGGGTATGAGGGCTGGAATCTCCACACCCGTATCGAAAGAGTTCATTTTTCACACCGACGTTGACTGGATGAAGCGCGTGCCGAAGCTATTGGGCATCGTCCTGGGCAAACACATTTGCTTTTCCATGCCAGCCGAGTTCATCCCGCCGACGCTGTTCCGCCATGAGCTCGAGCACGTTTACCAGCAGATCCGTGATGGCCGGGTTCGTTTCTACCTGAATTACATCTATTATCAGATCCGCTATCGCGGCTACGACAACAATCCGTATGAAATTGAGGCGTATGAAAAACAACATTTCCCGTTACAAGAATCAGAGGAGCAAGCATTGTGGAGCTTAAGAGAAAACTCACCGCACTAGCCAAACGCATGAACCCTCAAATCGAGGCGTACACTATTGCGAGAGCGATCGAACAATCCATCAAGCGCATTGACGAGCTGATGACCTACGCTCAGGAGAAGCTTGATCGCTCCGAGCAGAAGAAAAGGGACAAGGAGTTGACCCTCGGCCAGCAGGAAGATGATCGCAGGAAGGCTGCCGCTGCCGAGGTGCTGGCGACGCAGAACGCCGAGAGTGACGAGAACCTGGCCGACCAGCAAGAGTCGTTCGAGGAACGCAACAAGCTGGCCGCCAAGACCAAGCCACCCGAAGCGACACCGGCAAGCGACACCCTACCGGACGATGAAGCATCTCCGATCGTTGATCCCGCTGACGAGCCGACCAAGCGTGTTGTGAAAGATCCTCCGAAGAAGAAGGCCAAGAAAAAATCGAGTAAAAAGAAGTGAGGCGGGGAATGAAAATATTCATCGTGCTGCTGTTCTTGGCGATCGCCGTGATGATGCTCGGCCTGCCGCTGTGGGGTCTGATCGTTGGGCCGGGGTTTGATCCCTAGTGCCGGGCGAGAATTTACAGAAGCTCAATAAATCGGAGCTGGCTCAACTTCGCGGCATCGTCAGGAAGGTGTACGGCGAGGAGCAGGGCTATACGCCTGAAATGATGAAGGTGATGATGACCGATCGCGAGTGCGACAAGCTGATCGATTCATTGCTGCCAGCCACCGTTGAAACACTCAAAGAGATGGGCGAGAGCAAAGGATTTCTTACCAAAAAGAGATTTTTCTTACCCTCCAAGATCGTCAACGGCAGCGGCAAGGCGATCATGCGAGAGGATCGTGACTGACTTTCATTACAAGCCTGACGGCGCGACCCTCAAGCAGTACATGAAGGATGATGATTTCTTCCGTGGCATACGGGGACCAGTCGGTTCCGGCAAATCTGTCGGTTCCGCCGTCGAAGTGTTCAGGCGCGGGCTCATGCAAGCCCCGAATGATAAGGGCATACGACGGTCTCGATGGGGAGTGATCCGCAACACTGGCCCACAGCTCAAGACCACAACGATCAAGACCTGGCTGGACTGGTTTCCCGAAGCTGAGTACGGCCCCTTTCGATGGGGCATACCGTTCACGCATCACATCATGGTCGGCGATCTTGATATGGAAGTGATCTTTCTCGCGCTGGATTCCGAGGAAGATATTCGCAAATTACTCTCACTGGAGCTGACCGGGATATGGCTAAACGAAGCGCGGGAGATGCCGAAGTCGATTATCGACGCTTGCACTATGAGAGTTGGTCGTTTCCCATCGATGAGGGAAGGCGGGCCGTCTTGGTACGGAGTCATCGCGGATACAAATGCACCAGAGGACGATCACTGGTGGCCGATTATGAGCGGCGAAGCGCCGATCCCCGAGTTCATGCCACCACAGGAAGTGTTGATGCTCAGGAAGCCCGAAGGCTGGAAATTCTACACACAGCCCGCGGCGATGGTTGAGGAAAAGAACATCGAGGGCGACGTGATCGGTTACCACATGAGCGAGCTGGCTGAGAACGCAAACAACCTGACGCCGGATTACTACCGCAAGATCATCACAGGCAAGAAAAAAGACTGGATCGACGTCTACATTATGAATCGGCTCGGTACGGTCAGTGAAGGCAAGGTGATCTACCCCGATTTCAACGATCAGGTACACATCGCGAAGGAAGAAATAGGTGTCGCTGCTGGCCGCACCATCTATGTTGGCCTCGATTTCGGCTTTCACCCTGCTGCAATCTTCGCGCAACGCTTCGGCCGCGGCCAATGGAACATCATTGACGAGATTGTGGCCGACGATTTATCAACTCCCGCGTTCGCCCGCGAGATAAAAGCCAAGCTGAAGGAGCTCACCACCGATGACAGGCAAGAAGTTAGAATATATGGCGACCCCGCAGGCGACCAACGCACGCCAGGTCGCGAGGACAAAGCAACTTCCTTCAAAATTCTCAAAACGAATGGGGTTATCGCCCGGCCAGCGCCGTCAAACGATCCGACCACGCGCATTGAGGCCGTAAAACAGGTTATTGACCGCATGATTGACGGCAGACCGGCACTGTTGGTGTCTCCCAAATGCGTAACCCTGAAGAAAGGCTTCACATCCGGCTACTGCCGACGCAGGATTAACTCAAAAGGGCCACCTCGCTACGAGGAACGGGCAAACAAGAACAAATACTCACATCCACATGACGCGCTTCAGTATCTCTTTCTTGGCGCCGGGGAGGGCAGGACATTAACGCAAGGACAGAGCAACGCGAAGGCGAGGGGCAATGCGAAGAAGAAGTGGCCGGTGTTCGGGTCAAAGAAAAGGCGCGCGAAGACTTCCCAACGCACCGCTATATAGTCTGCTTCATGGAGCGCGAGGGGCGCTACTGGTGGGACTGGTTCTTCCGCACTCGGCTCGGATTTCGGCACGTTGTTGTCATTCAATGGTGTGAATGGACGCAACGCTGGCTGATGGTGGATTGGCGGCAATCGAGGACAGATTTCACCATCTTTTTCGACTTTGAAATAGAGCAATTTCTTCGTCAAATGCACGCGATACATGGCACTGTGGTCGAGATTACCCCACCAGCACTGGACTACGAGGAAGGCGGCTTGATAACCTATTGCAGCAACATAATCAGTCGATTCATGGGATTGGGAAATACCATAATACTGACACCATACGGTTTATATCGTAGACTCATTGCCGCTGGTGGTGAGGTCGTCTATTCCTGGAGGGACGAGGATGTTCAAATCGAAAAGCCCTAAGCAGACTCCTGCCCAACAAGAACTTGAGCGGATCTCCATAGAGCGCGAACGTCAGCTCAATGTCGAGAACGCCCGCCAAACTACCAAAGTATTCAGCGATCAGATCGCCTTCCGCAAAAAAATGCGTGGTGTTTTCTCGCTGCTCTCCAATGGCTTCAAAGGTTTCCTCGGTTCTTCTGGCCCGTTCGGTGGCGGTGGAGCTGGTGCTGGCGGTGGTGCGGCACTTCCGGGAGGCGCTGCAGGTGGCAGTCTTGGCGGCGGTCGCGGTGGCGGTCCCGGTGGCGGTGGTGGCGGCGGCGGTGGTGGTCGTGGCGGTGGCGGCGGAGGTCGTGGCGGAGGTCGTGGCGGTGGCAATCGCGGTGGCGGCGGTGGCAGGGTTCATCGGCGATGATCAAACTTAACGGTAAGCAACTGCTGAAGCGTTTCAGTAGAGCAAGGACGGGCCGATCCAATTGGGAAGACTTGTGGCAGGACATTTACGATCTGACCATGCCGGCCCGCGAAGGCTTTTACGAGAATGTGCCGGGTGAGGAACGCTCCGAAGAAATCTTCGATGAAACCGCGCTGGTATCACTCGCTGATTTTGTTTCTCGCATCCAGCAAGGTGTCATTCCAGCTCACCTCATGTGGTTCCGGCTCGAACCGGGACCGGAGATCCAAGATCCCGACGAGCGCAAGAAGCTACAGGCAGAACTCGACGTTGTTTCGCAGTTCATTTGGGATGCGATCGTCAATTCGAACTTCGCCAACGAGTCGCAGGAAGTCTTAACGGACATTGCCGTTGGCTGGTCAACGCTCACCATCGATGATGGTATCGACGGTGCGCTGCTCGCCTTCAAGTGCGTACCGCAATGCCAAACCTTTTGGGATACGGGCGGCCCGATGAGAGAAGTCGACGGCGTGTTCCGGGTTCGCGAGAAGATCAAGATCAACGAAATCAAATTGATCTGGCCTGACGCCACTATCAGCGAACAACTGCAAGGCATCATGCGCGGCGAGCCGGATGCAGTCACCAACCTGGTCGAAGCAAGTTACCGGGATTGGGATGACCTTCGCACGCCTGTCTATCGTTATCAGATTGTTGCTGGCGCAGACAAGTCGATGATTCTCGACACCGAAACACGCGGCCTCGGCGCTCGTCCTTACGTCACGCCTCGATGGGCGGTCGCTGCCGGCGAGACATACGGGCGCGGCCCATTGGTTTCGGCACTACCTGCTATCCGAACGACCAACCTTGTGACGGAGATGATTCTTGAAAACTCCCAAATGGCTATCAGTGGTCTGTGGCAGGTTGACGACGACGGAACCATCAACGTCGACAATGTTGAAATCGTACCGGGTGCAGTGTATGCACGACCACCAGATTCAAGAGGGCTTGAAAGAACAGACAGCCCTAGCAATTTTAACGTCGCCGACATTGTCCTCACTCAGCAACAAGAGAACATACGCAAAGCCTTATTCAGCCAAAACCTCGGACCTGTTGATCAAACTCCTCGATCGGCAACCGAGATTAACGCCAGAATGCAAGACCTTGCTGAACAGACTGCGGGACCAAGCGGCCGTCTGAAGGCCGAATGGCTCGACAAAATGGTTCAACGTATCGTGTGGCTATTCACACGTCGCGGCTTACTGGAAATGCCGCAGGTTGACGGCAAAGCAATTCGTGTCGTCGCTAAATCGCCGCTGGCCAGGGCGCAGAAGTTTGAGGAAATTGAGAGAATCCGCGGTTTCGCGGGTGATGTCATTGGGATGGTTGGACCGGAAGGCGGTCAGCTCTACATCGATCATGATGTGCTGGTCGACGAACTCCAATCTAAATGGGAAGTACCGCAGAACTTGGTGCGGGCACAGGCTGAACGAGAGAGGATGTTAGCGGGCGCAGCAGAACTTGCACAAGCACAACCCGGAGGACTGCCAGCGCAAGCTCAAATTGGGCAATGAGTGAAGACGGAATCGGCAAGGACATAAGACCAAAGAAAAAACCAAGACAAAAATCAACACAGTACGTCGGGCCAGATGGTCTTAAACGTCCGCCAAAATTTGAGAGAACACTGAATGAACAGTTCGCGATTACATTCAATAACGCGGCTGGTCAGGGCGTTCTCAATTATCTCAAGTCGGTATCGACGGGCCGCGTGTTACCGCCCGGCTTGCCGGCAGAATCGTATCCATATCAAGAAGGAGCCCGTTGGCTGATGGGCATTATTTCAACAAGAATCCAAGACGGTGAGGACAA